CGAACACTAGAGGGAAGCTCATCAAAAGCCGCTTGTGCGGACTTAATCATATTCATAGAAGCATGAAAATCAACAGAAGATGCATCACCATACTCACCCATCTTATTAGAAGCGTGGGTAATAATACCCGACTTCTTATAGGAAGACAAGATGCGGTTAATATCGCACTCATCCTTATGAGATTGCTTAGTACGAGTAGCATCAGAACAATTAAAAGTAGAACGAGAACGCTCTGAATATGCAGAGCGAAAAATAGTATCATTTAATAACATAAAAAACTCCATTAAAATTTAGAAAAAGGATTGTGCTTATAAGGCGCACGATCATAACCTTTAGTAGAACTAGGACCAACATCAATCTTAATACCACCCTTAGAATTACCAACATCCTTAGCGTTGGAGACACCGAGGTGGTTATTCATTTCACCAAGCAGGTGTTTATAGGCGGGATCAGCCTTAAATGAATCAGGCATAGCTTCCAAACCACGTTTAAGAGTTAAAAGAGTAGCTTCAGACTTGAGATTACCAATACGGATTTCTCGAGTCTTAGCAGCATTAAAGTCACCATTCATATCCATATTATAAGCTTGCGCAGCAGAGGTATTCATTTGCTGCTTAATAAGCTGTTTCTCTGGAATATTACGAACAGCATCAGCAGCAGATGACAAAGTGTTCTTAGCAGTGTAAGAAGCACCAGACGGGGAAGAAGCCCCCGAACCCCCAGCGGATAAAATAGGATTTAGACCAGCTTTACGCAAATCCTTAACCTCCCTAACGTGGGAGGTATTAGACATACGTTCCTGAAAATCCATTTGAGCCTTAACGGATGCGGCAGAAGCCTTATTTGCAGACTGCTGCCCCATATAGCCAAGGGCAGCGGAACCAAGTGTCGCAGCAGCTAACCAAGACATAATAATCTCCTAAAAATGGTCAATAAGACCGGGAACGGAATACATAGGCATTGGGCGAACACACTTCATACGAATGTAAGAGTCAAAAATAAAATCAGGCTCACTAGGAACGGCAACAACACGATCAATAGGGGGATTCTCTTCAATAAAATCGCTATTCAGCGTAGGAAGAGACCCAAAATCCTGAGAAAGATGCCAAACATCTAGAGATTGCGGATCATTAGACCGCAATTTACCTGTAATCATAGAAGGCTTATAGCGATACTCAGCAAAACGCTCTTGATAACCGAAAACATCATCATCAGCAGGAGAACCATCGGCATAAATCTCTTTATTAAGAACAGCTTGTTCACCAATATTAGCGAGAGCCGGCCAATAATAATCATAACGCGTTCCACGCGAAAACATACGGTTTAAACCTTGCTGATAAGTAAGATCAGCGCGAACCGAAACTACTCCAATAACAATACAATGCTCAGTAAAGCTCTTTGTAAAACCGTGGTTATGCAAGGAAGCAGTAGCAAAAGCACCTAAATTACCTTGCGGGCTAGTGCCATCGGTAGAAGAGGTTTGAGCAATAGGAGTAATAGAAACAGGCGAAGAACCACCGCCCAAATACTCAGGGCGTTGAATACGCATATCAGGAGAGGAAACACCAAAATGAGATTTAATAATCTCAATATAACGTGTACCAGAACGAGCGTCACGCTCTAAAAGCTTCTGCACTTGAAAAGCTTGACGCAACTCATTAATAGTTGCAGCAGTAGCAGAAGAAAGATCAGCAGAGAGAGAGCCATTAGGATCAAAATAAACAGGAGCATCACCACCACCACCACCTAAAGTAGTATTAACGCCATTTGCGTGTTCAAGACCACCCGCAAAACCAGGGGTAGAACCATCAGAAGCCTTACGAACAATCATCGCATTAGCACCATCATCAGGCGCAATAATAGGGGCAGTAGAACCGAGAGGCAAATCAATAGAATCACCTTTCTGCGGCCAAGGCAGCGAAGAGGTGAAATAATCGTGGCGCTTACCACGCTTTAAAATAACATAGTCAGCAGGAGAGTCAGGACCATCGTCCTTATCAACAACAACAGAATCTTGAAGATTCTGATCTCTAAACCAATCATTCCAAATTAAATTATAAGCTCGATGAAACAAAGTCGAATGCTCGAGATCACCAACACCAGTAGGTATGCCAAAATAATCAGAGAGAGACTCATTAGAATATCCAGTACCAGTTGGACTGGTCATAGTAGGAACAACATAATCAACAGAATCACCCGGATTCACTTGCTCACCGTTAAACTTCTTCCAGTTGTCCCAAACAAGGCGCATAGGAACAGCAAAAAAATGGGTATCCATAAACATATTATCCATCATCGGATGTATAGGGGTAGCCATACGCGCAAAACCGGTCATATCAACCTTAAAGGTATCACCCGGTAAAACCTCATCTACAAGAATCGGAACAAGATCGCCGGCGTTGAAAGTAGTCTTCACGCCATGAGAACGATCAAAGGAGGAACGCGGAATGTCCGCTTTAGGAACTTGAGAAAAATTATGAACCATTACAGACTTCATGACTCACCTCCAACAACATACTCTGTGCCAAGGCCAAGAGAAAAGGGAGTAGCTAACAAATCCACTTTACAAGTAGAATCATCAAACTCACCCAACTTAAAAATAGTATAATCTTCAGGATGCTTACAAAAAGCATGATTAACGTCGTTACAACAATCTCCAAAGGTACGACGAGCAATCGAATCAGATTGCATAAAAAACGGGGGTAGAAAAGATTCTGCTTTAGAATCATTAATAGAATACATATTCAACTTCATAGTTATTACTCCAAATTACGTTTTAACATACCCAACTGGGCAAATTTAACAACTTCACGAGCGCGCAAACGATCATAAGTATTATCATCAGCGGACTTTTCAGCCGCTTTCTCACGCTCAAACTTTAACCAATCATAATCAACACCTCCTTCAACTTCAAATACGCCTTCATAATATTTAGGCGGTTTCATTCGGACACCATTAACAATAAGAAAATCATCAGGAAAAACATCATCCTTATACTTATCATACCAATCACGACCAATACCCGGTCGACGAGACATAGTAGTATACTCAGGCTGACGATCATGCACTTCACCAGAAGAGGGGTCAATATACTCATAGTGAGCTTTAGAAGCATCACCAGTAACCTTCTTCATTACATAACGTGCAACATACGCAGCAGAATCAAAAGTAACATCACCAATAGTAGAAAAACCATACGGCCATAACTTCCTTAACACATCCGAAGTGTAGAGCCTAACATCATCTCTAGTAGAATACAACTCCTTATCAGGAAAATCAAAACCAAAAATACAAGCATGGTAATGGGGACGAAAAGTAGTATCCCCATACTCCCCACAATGAAAATATCGAATACGCTTACCACTAAAACGCTTACGCAGTCGCTTCATAAACTTCTGATAGTGGGACTTATCAAGAGAACCATCATCAGGAACATTATCATCATCATAGGTTAAGGTAATAAAACAATTAGACTCATGCATTTGAGCTTCATGCACACAACGAATCGCCCATTGGCGAGAACGCTCTAAACGACAACCAATACACTGGCCACACGGAAAAGTAATCTCCTTATCATCGATAGCATCACCCAAATTAAAAACTATCCTCCTCTTGCCCTTATCGGTCAACTCAGAGGAACGATAGCCCTTCATAGGATGAAAGCAAGCCACTACAGACGAATGCCACCACGCATAGGGCGATTGCCCATATTAAACTTATGCGTAAGGTCGGCAGTCTTCTTAAATAACTTACCAGAACGCTTTTTCTTCATCTTAAATCTCTTCTTCATAGTTGAGAATCCTCTTTACCAATATACGACCGTAAAGACTTATTCAAAGAACTGAAAAAGTCAGAAACAATAGAACTTAACCGATCGAGGAAATTAAGAACTAAAGGCAATAAAATAGCCTCCAAAAGCTTAGCAAAAATAATATTAAAAATAAACATAAACTTCACCTTCAATAACATTAAAAAATAGACTAACACCAAAAAGGTGTCAGTCCGGACAGTTACATCAAGTAGAGAACTGTCCAACTAACGCGCTTCGCTTGTTAAGCAGCTTCAACACCTGAGGAAACCTCAGGCGCCTCAGCGGCTGCAATAGGCGCAACCGTAGGTTGAGCCACAACTTCGACCTTAACGACCTCAGGAGGCGTTACAGGCTCAGCAAGACCCATTTCTACAATAGCTTTCACATTCTTTTCATCCTGAACGAAATCAAGGAAAGCAGCAGGGTCATTACCAAAACGCTTCCGAACACTAGAGGGAAGCTCATCAAAAGCCGCTTGTGCGGACTTAATCATATTCATAGAAGCATGAAAATCAACAGAAGATGCATCACCATACTCACCCATCTTATTAGAAGCGTGGGTAATAATAC